GTAGACGTTAATGGTTGATTTTGCGTACAGAAAGCTACCACCACAAGGAGGGAATGCAAGAGATGTTGCACAAGCAGTCAATTTATTAATTGATGGAAAGCATAATGCAAAAGGAACTGTAACACTCACAGCAAGTGCTACATCAACAGCAGTATCGGATTTTAGAGTAGGAGAAGACTCTGTTATTACAATGACTCCAATTACAGCAAATGCTGCAGCAGAAGTTGGAGCAGGAACAATCTTTGTTTCAGTACGAGCCGATAGCTCTTTTACTATTACTCATGCGAATAACTCTCAAACAGATAGGAATTTTATTTATATCGTAACAAGTTAAAAGGGGACAAGGGAATGCAGTTTCTACCAATACCAAAAGACCACGTAGACAGTATGTGGGAACATATTGAGCCAATTATAAAAAGGTCTGTAAGCCTAACACCTGATAGAATTGATACACAAACTTTATATGAAGATGTTAAAAAAGGTTTGTATCTTATGTGGATTGTTACAGAAGAAAGAAAAGACGTGCAATATATTCAAGCGGTATTAACAACAAGAATTTGTCAATATCCAAAAACAAAGGCTTTGTGTATTGATTTCGTAGCAGGGACACGAATGAAAGAATGGCTACCAATCGTCATGCCTGCGTTTGAAGAATTAGGGAAAACAAATGGTTGCTCACATATCGAGGGGTATGGCCGTAAGGCATGGGCAAAATATCTTAATACGTATGGTTGGAAACAACGCCATATACAATATGAAAAGAGGTTAGACGATGAGTAAAGGATCAAACAGGACAACAACAACGTCCACTCCTATTATTCCTGAGTATTTACAAACAGCTCAAGAAGCGGCTTTTTCAGCTGCCAGAGATTTCTCACCTGAAGTTTATCAAGGTCAAAGATTTGTACCTCAAACTCCTTTTGAACAACAGTCCTTACAAGGATTTGGTCAGTTTGGAAGTGGTGCGGGTAATGTACAAGCATTAGAAGGTGCTGTTGGAAATATATTGGCAGGTGGTATTGGTTCTCCTGATTTATTAAGAGAGCAGTATCAAAGAGATTTAAGTCCTGAATATATGAACCAAGTTATCCAAGATAGAATATCTGATGCTACAAACAGTATTACATCTCAATATGCACGAGGTGGACGTTTAGGTTCAGACGCATTTGGTCAGGCATTGGGCCGTGGGATTGGTAGCTCCGTTGCTCCTATTCTTGCTCAACAAGAAATCGCCAATGCACAAAGACAAGCAGGTTTAGCAGGAGCTATAACTGATGCAGAAAGACAAGCAGCTCAACTGCAACTAGCAGCGGGTGGAGTTGCTCCAACCGCACAAGACTTGCAACTGCAAAGATTACAAGCATTAAGTCAAGCAGGTGCGATGGAAAGAGCTGTTGGTCAACTGCCAATACAAGCCGCACAACAACAAATGGTTGATGAGAATGCAAGAAGACAAGCACAGCTTAATGCTTTATTGTCGGCAGGTGGTATTAGTGTCCCTATGGGAACGACAACAGTCGGCACAGAGCCAGGTGTTGGTTTAGGACAATCATTACTTGGTGCAGGAACATTATTAAGTGGTATTGGTTCATTAGGGCCACAAGGAGCTGCTGCAGGCTTTATCGGTGGAGCTTTAGGCCGTATGAATCCTTTTGATTAATTAGAAAGATTGGAATAAAAATATGAGTATGGGTAGAGGTTATACAGGTTCTCTTTTAAATAACAACACTTTTGGCATTCCGTCAGGCATTGCAGCTGTTACTCAGCGTAATCTTGGCCCAAGTCCTTATATATCAAATGCATTAGGACAAAAAGAATTTGAAAGAAGAATGCAGTCAGAAAATGTAAATCCTATAAGAGATTCACAAGGTAATATTATATCTTTAGTTCCTTCTAGTCCGGGATATATTGGAGGTGGTCAAGGAGGAGATCAATTTACTATGGATAATATAAACTTATTTACTCCACCACCTATGGACGTTGCAACCCCAGAAATATCTGATCCAATAGATAATGGGTCAGAAGAACCAATAGTTGGTGCGAGTGGAATAGACACATCTCAAGAAACATTTATGCAACAAAATCAAGCTGAATATCCATATGTTGACACACCAGAAGAACCAAAACCATATGTTGCCACACCAGAAGAACAAAAAGCAACAAAAGATAAACTGTTTAAGTTAGGAGATATATTTGACAACAAAGAAGCTCTTGGCAAAATTGCTTTGGGGGTTGCTTTGTTAGAAGGTACTCCGATTGATGATGCTTTTGCAATGTATAAAGAGTTCGGATCAGGAGAAGATGCAGATTTTGAGCTATATGATAATGTACTCGGTGAAGTAATAGATATTGGTGCGTCTGATAATATTAATTTCCGACAAAAAGTTAAAGCAAATCCAAGTAGATATTCAGTCAACCCAGTAGGAACATCTTTTGCTTTAAAAAGTGGCAGAGAAGAAGCGATTGTTGCTGCTAACATAGAAAGAGATAACAAACAATGGCAAAAAAATTATGGAGACCCTGCAGCATCAGCTAGAGCATCATTAAAAGATGCAAGAAAATTAGAGCAAATATTAAATAGCGGAGCATTTAAATCAGGTAAATTTACTAAATTACAAATGAGTTTACGTGAAGCGTATGTTGCTATTACGGGCAATGAAGATGAAACATTAAATCAACAATTAATGTTTGAGACTATTGTATCAAAATTAATACCCAACGTAAGGCCAGAGGGGGCAGGTGCAACTTCTGATTTTGAAATTGATCTTTATACCCGTGCTATTGCAGGATTAGAACGACCAGAGACAGTAAATAAAAGGCTAGTAGAAGACATGATTGCTGCATCTGAGTTGGCAATAAAAAGAGCTGAATATACCGATAGAGCATTACGAGAGGGTGGGGGGTTGTCAGAAGCGGATAGAGAATTTTCAGAGGTTATGGATATTTTATATTATGATAAAGAATATAATCCTAATTCATTGGAAAAAAATCAGTTAGAAATTATTAAAGATATATATGGTGGGAAAATACCTATTCCTAGAAGAAGATTAGTTGGATTAAAAACATATCTTGAGGAACAAGCAAGAACAAATTCAGAATCTGAGTTCGTACTATTAACATATTAAGGAAAAGAAATGGTTACAGCAGTAGAACTTCTCAAACAAATTGAGCAAGAAGAAGAAAGTCAAGAACGAGTATCTACAAATGTAGACTCTCCAGAAACAGCTTCTGCAACAGAAAAAAACTTTATTCTTGAAACTCTTGGTAATACACCCGGATCAGCAGCTCAGTTTGGCAAAGATATTATTACTCCCATATTAAGTCCGATTGAGACAGCAAAAACGATTGGTGAATTAGGCAAAAGTGTCATATCGGTTCTTAGACCAGGTGAGCAAGGAAATGAAGAATTAGCACGACAAGTTGGCTCATTTTATGTTGAAAGATATGGTGGTTTTGAGAGGGTAAAAGAGACTATTAAGAATGATCCTGTTGGTTTTTTTGGAGATTTGTCATTACTACTCACGGGTGCAGGGGCGGGTGTTAAAGCCACAGGTCAAGCTACTAATATTGCATCAAGAATTTCAAAAGCAGGAAAATTTACTGACCCTGCTTATGGAGTGGCAAGAGCAGGACTTTTTGCAGGAGATCAAACAGGTAGAGTAGCTAGAGGTCTTGTAGGAACAATTACGGGTACAGGGTCAGCTCCTTATAGACAAGCAATACAAGGTGGTGCTGAATTTAAACAAGCTATGAGGGGAAATATTGGTGAAACAGAGATTGTCAATTTAGCTAAATCAGGCCTTAATGATTTAAAAGAAATTAGAAAAAAAGAATTTAAGGCAAATCAAAAAAAAATATATCCAAGCCTTCAAAAAACTAATGTAAGCTCTAAGACAAAAGACGATCTATTAAATTTAGTTTCAGAATACAGAAATCAAGCTAAATCTGAATCTGGCATTAGTAGTATAAGATCAGGTGGTGATATTGATTCTTTTTTAACTGATGCTGATAGAGTTATTGGACAAGTTTCAGAAGTTAAAAATTTAGAAGATTTGGCAAATGTATCACAACAATTAAATGAACTTGGAAAGGGTCTTGATTTTAATAGTCCTGCAGGCTCTGCCGCTGCAAAGATTAATCAAGACTTTACTAATACATTAAAAAATCTTGCTCCTGATGGGTACACAGAGTTCTTAAAAACTTATGCTACTCAGTCAGAAGACATTTCACAGATACTAAGAGAGTTGGGTTTAAAGGACGGGAGATCAATTTCTGCGGCATTTACTAAAATCAGTAGAGCAATTAGAAACCCTAATAGTGCTTTAGGTGAAACATTATCTAAATTAGACCCCACAGTACTTGATGAATTAACTAGAAAGGTTTCTGGATATTTGTTATCTGAGGCATTGCCCCCAGGTCTATCAAGAAGTTTAACAGCAGGTCTTATTGGTACAGCTACTGTTGGTGGCGCGGCTTTAGGTGGCCCATTAGGAGCCGCAGGTTCTTTAGGGTCGTTAGCGTTAGTTAGTCCTAGGTTAACAGGTGAAGCGACAAGAGCGATCGGTCAACTTCGTAGGGGAGTTGTTGGGGCGGGAGGATTACTAAGAACACCTGCTCAATTATCCAGACAATTAGAATCACGAGAACAATCAGAATTAAGAAAACAAGGCTTATTATAGGAGAAGCTAAATGGCAAAAGTAAACATAACCCAATACGATACAACCCCTGCAAATAATACTGATATTGACTCAGTAAACATTGGAGAGGGGTGTGCGCCAAGTGGGATTAACAATGCAATACGTGAGGTTATGGCTCACCTCGCAGACCTTAATGCAGGGAATGTGGCACTTGGCACAATCAAGGTCGATAATATACAAATTGATGCCAATGCAATTACATCAACAGACTCAAATGGTAATATAAGTATTACACCGAATGGTACAGGTAATGTTGTATTTGCAGAGGGTGATATAATGATTGGCTCAACTGCACTAAGCGCGACTGCCGCTGAGTTAAATGCAGCAAATAATTATGTTCACCCTAATCATAGTGGTGAAGTGACATCGACCGCAGATGGTGCTACTGTTATCGCAGGTAATGTTGTTGATGAAGCAAATTTAAAAGTATCTAATGCACCTGTGAATGGATATATGTTGACTGCCCAAAGTGGTGATACAGGTGGACTAACGTGGGCTGCAGCTCCGGGTGCTTCTTCCTATATAGGAAAGAACGTACAGGTGTTTACAAGCACAGGAACATTTACAGTTCCGACAAGTGTAACGGCATTTAAAGTGACCGTTATTGGTGGTGGTGGTGCAGGGGAAAAAGTAACAGCCGCATCGAAAAAAGCTCGGGGTGGGGGTGCAGGTGGGTGTGCGATTGAATGGCTCACATCTCAAACACCAGGTGCTTCTATTGCAGTAACCATTGGAGCAGGTGGTACAGCAGGTGGAGATGCAACCGCAGGCGATGGAGGTACTTCTTCTTTCGCTAGTTTATGCTCCGCTACAGGCGGGCAAGGTGGTGATACCAATTCTAACAGTCCCGGCTCGGGCGATCAAGAAATTGGTCATACAGGCGGTGCAGGAAGTGGTGGAACGTTCAATTTTGCGGGAGGCCATGGCGGTGTAAACGTCCGCATAAGCGGTGGATATTTCGGAGGCAATGGTGGTTATCCATATCCGATGTCAAATCATATTGCTGGAGCGGCACAATTCCAAGGACCATTTACCGATTTATTGGGTGATACAGGAAGCACAAGTCATTTCGTTGGTGCATATTCTGATAGTGCAGCAACCAAATTGTTAGCTTACAAACAAGATTTTGCCATGCCACAAGTGTTAGGCGGTCGTGCAGGTAAGGGTGGTAAAGATGCTGCAGGTGCTGCAGGCGCTGGTTACGGCACAGGCGGCGGCGGTGCAGGTGCAGAATCCTCTGGTACGAAAAATGGTGGTGCAGGTGCAGCAGGCGTATGCATTGTAGAATGGTAATAAAAAAGAAAGGATATAAAACATGACAAAAAAAGCATTAATTAGTCCAAGCGAAATTCGTTATGGCAACGAGGGTCAAACTCAAACAGGTTATCGTATTGCACAAATAACAGATACAGAGTTTGCTGTTGGTGGTAATTTATTTTGGATTGATTGTCCTGATAATACCACAACAAGACACTACTATGATCCAGATGATTCAGGTTTAAAAACAATTTATGTTAAACCTTTAGCTGAAATTGAGGGAGGAGGATAAATTGTATTTTGAAGCAATTGACTATAACCCCTTACATATCTTAGATAGGAATTATCACCCATGTCCAATGATGAAATTACATTACGATATTTAGCGGAAAAGCTAGAGCATATTCATAAAGACGTAGAGAAAAATAGCTTAGATATTGAAGGTCTAAAATTAAATATGTCATTTGGAAAAGGTGCAGTCAAGACTGTGTTCTGGATTGGCAGTATTGTTGCAATACTAGTCGGATTAACGAGGTTAATATAATGTTACCATTTTTAGGTTTTTTAAGTAATCCCATTACAAAACTTGTCGCCGATAAAGTGATAGGCGGCATTTCACATTCTATGGAAAAAAAGAAGATTATTCGTGCCGCTGAAATAGAAGCGACTAAAGAACTTGATATTAAGTCTATGGAAGTTACAAAACAAGTTGAGTTAGCAAAAGCACAAGTCAAGAAAGCACAAGTAAAGGCTAGTTCACAGAGTTTAAAAGATGAGTGGTTAACATTATGTTTTACAGGAATATTAGTTGCACATTTTACGCCTTGGACTGCTCCATATATGGAAAGTGGTTGGCTATTACTACAAAATGCACCTGAAATGTTTTGGTACATCATGTTGACGATTGTCGGTGGTAGCTTCGGTGTTAATACTTTAAGCAAGTTTAAAAAATGAAAAAAATATTAAAGATTATAGGCCTAATTTTTGTTCTATGTTTTTTTATTTCTGTGATTGCACATTCGCATACACAAAATTCGAGTTCAGGGTCAAATACCCTTATTGATGGTGATATGTCCACGACTAATAACAACACCTATTCAGCAGCAGAATCGGTTGATAACAGTACAACAAGCAATAGTACATCGAACGTGCAATCAGCACCCCCTACAGCGAGTTCAGCGGGTCTTTCATCAGGCATAGATACTTGTAGTTTATCGGTATCAGCAGGTGTGCAAACATTTAATTTTGGTATTACAGGTGGTCGTACATATACTGATGAGAACTGCGAAATGAGAAAGAATGCAAAATTATTATCAGATTTAGGAATGAAAGTCGCTGCCATTAGTTTGGTATGTTCATCAAAAGACGTGTGGGTCTCAATGTTCCAAGCGGCTACTTACTGCCCGATTAATATCAACGGCGTATCGTTGATTGGCGAGAAGGCTTTATTCATATATACACGTTATCCTAAATTAAGACCAGATTACGAAGATTGGTTAGCACAGCAGACAATTATACAAGAATATAAAGATAACCAAATCCAATACAGTACAGGTCGATGAACTACATATTGATATTGTATGTTTGCAGTATCGTTCATAATGAATGTTTGCCTGACTATCAACACAAAGAATATTTCAATGATTGGTACAGTTGTATGACGATTGGTCATACTGATAGCTTAGATATATATACAAAATTAGGGGTAGAAAGAGCAAACTTAGACGAAATTGCGGTTGGGTTTGAATGTTTGGAAAAAAAGGGTAATTTGACATGAGGAATATTATCATATGTACACTTGGCATCATTATTTTCTTTTCAGTAATGATAAATGTTTTTTTTGTGGCGAGTACCTTAACGAAACAGGTTCATGCAGCCACGACACAGAATCTATTGAGTGATGATTTTAGTGACACAGACAAATGGTCAGGCACTAATCAGTCAGCAAGGCATGGTGATAATATTATCGCATTTGTTGACGGAGGGTCAGTAAAATCAACTGTATCGTTAGATGACCATTTATTAAAAACTGAAATCAATACAGGTTTTACCACTACCCTTGATAGTGAGGTATGGTATTGGAATAACACACCCAATCAAACTGTTACATCAAAACTGACAATCGTTGGTGTAGATGGCACTACTTTTGAGCAGAATATTGTATCAGAGGGAATTTGCAGTAGTTGGAATGGTTGTGGTTATGAAGATTTAGGCACAAACACAATAGTCGTTGGTAGCAACACACAAAGTAATTTTGATTTAACCAGCACGTTTACCGCAACCGCACCTGGAACAAGTGGACACTATGCAGCTGATTTAAGGCTACCTGAACTCTATGTAACATACGATGAATTTAGTTTAACATTCGACACCGATGTGACGGATATAGGAAACAACATAGAAGAAAATCTATCGTTTGACACGTTTAATTTTGAGGAAGATTTCGACTTCATATTCTTAGAGCCTGTCCAAACCGAAATGTTTATTGAGATTGCTCCTGAAATGTTAAACAGTTATTTGGACTTTGGTTTTGATGAAATGGCATTTGATGAGCCTATGGACATGGGTATGACTTTTGAAGAAGTGCCAATGGAAATGCCTATGGATATGTATGATGATGCACCGCTAATGGAATTATACGCAGACGATAGCATGATGACCATGTATGCCGATGAGCCAATGCCTGAAGATATGATGTTAATGCCATTACCAATGATTTACGAAGATGAAGAAATGATTGTTGCTGATGAGCCTGAGCAGGAAATGGTTATTGAAGAGCAAGAGTTCACCGAAGAACTAGAAACAGAAATGGTCGAAGAAACACCCACCGATGAACAGCTACAAGAGTTTCCAAATAATGAGCTGATGCAAGAGGAAGAATTTGTTGAGGAAGAAATTGAAGAAACAATGATGGAAGAAGAGATTATGCTTGTAGAGGAAGATGTCATGGCTATCGAAGAAACACCAAGTGTAGAGGTCGTGGAACAAGATAGACCAAATGTAAATGTTGTCGTAAAATTTAGTGATATTGTTTTGGCGGACTTAAATAAAATTAATGTCATTATCAATAGTCAACAGATGATTGAAGATCAACCATTTTACGCACCAAAAGAGATATATACCAACCAACTTGTATTAGTCGATAACAGGCAACTATATCAAAATGTTTCAATGACAGTAGACCCATTAGTTGCACATGAGAAAAAGCTATATACAAATCGACTGCAACAAGCAGAACTTAAATTTAAATTAGAGAGATTACATGGAATTAATTAAAAAGCATTTTTCCTCACTTATAGCGGTAATTAGTGCTGTATCAGTATTAGGCGGTGGGTTTTATGCGTACGGAGTATTTGAAAACAGAATCGCACAACTTGAAAGTCGTGAGTAT